TTTATTTATTACTTGTTGTCTTCTCTGTAGTGCTTGAGTGACTCTTTCTCGGTTCCTTTGTGTTTTGTCTTCCTCGAAACCTAGGAATGTTTGTGTAGTGTCTGTGTCTATTTCTAATGTACCATTATCAAATTTACAATTTTCAAATATAACACCATCTCTACCTAGTCTAGACTTTACTATAGCTATGGTAGCTAGACCTAATTCTTTTTGTTGTAGGGTTTTTGCGACTGATATAATTACGTGACCAACTTGAGCTTTTTTAATTGACCCACCCATCATGTCTGTGGTTACAACCTCAGAACTTATAGAGGTTCTATTACCTTGTGTGGCGGTCCAACCTACTAGATTTAATTCACTACACATACCTTCAAATTTTCTCATAACAGAACCTTCACCCTTCCATTCATCATTAAAAGCTCTGTCTGGTAAGATACAATCAATATAATCAATTAAAATCATATCTAATTTAACACCTTCTGATGTAATTTTTCTTACTTGGTTTTTAATCTGTAGTATAGTCATTTCATCCGATGGTAATTTTTTTAGGATTAGTCTTCCTCCAGTTTTTTTCATTTCATCCGCTTTATCTAAAACAGTTTCTTTATGATTACTTAACTCATCATTAACTATGCCGGTCCAACACGTAAAATGTTTTCTTTGTATTATTTTTGGATTGTCTTCAAAAAATATCTGAAGTACATTATATCCCATATTAAAAGCTGTGTTAGCGAATCTGGTTAACATAGTTGTTTTACCAACCCCGGTTGGGGCTAACACAACACCAATCTCACCTTTAGCTAACCCACCATTTAGAATATTGTCTAATCCGTCTATGCCTGTTGGGATTGGGTGTCTATAGTCTTCATCCAATAATTTATCTAGTTCTGTAAAGATTTCAAAACTACCTGTATCCCCATCACCTATTGTAATAGCTTCCCTAATATATTCTTCACATTTATCATAACTTTCAAAATCACCTTTCTCCATTATATTTTCTACTTTACGAATAGCTTTTTTAAGTTCTTGTTGTTTACAGAACTTAACAGACTTCTCTTTAACGAATAAATGGTCCTCAAAAGAAGCCTCTTTAATTTCTTTTAACATATCAAATATATTTTTTCTTGCCATTTCAGAAGAAATTTCTATTCTAGTTAATTGGTCTAACGCGTCAAATGAAGGTGAGGTTTCGTATTTCTCATAATATTCTTTAATTAACTGCATAACTAATTTAAAGTATTGGTTGTCGAAGTACTTTGCTAATATAGCGTCTATAATCAACCTAAAGAAGGTATTGTCAGTTATTATTAAGTTTAGTAGTTTTAATTGGAATGTGTGTCCTAGGTATCCAAAATTTTTATTGTCATTCATATGTTAATTTCTTTAATGATAAATATCTTACAAACTAGTAATTAAATTATAATCTTGGTAGTGTGTTGTAACTTTTTTCTGGGATAGTATTTGTGTTAAGTCTCGTAGAATAGAAAATATTTGTGGTCTAATATCTACTGTAAATCTTACTTTTGGTGGGTATATGTCCGCTCTGAAGCTTCTAGTGTATATTGTTTTACTTCCCTTATTAATTGTTAACGTAAAATACTCTTCTTTCGTATCTAAATCTACACTATTATTTCTGTAGTTACCATCTAACAACAGTAATGTTCTCCATCTTAAATCGTGTTCAAATTCACTAACTAGGTCAGTAATATTATGGTGTAGTTCTAAAGAACTGGTTGATACAGGATTAAAATTTCTTACAGTAAAATATCTTTGGCATACTATGTTGTCTTCTAATTTTAATACTAATTCACACTTTTGTGTGTTATCTATTGTTTGTTTCATTTTAATCATTTTTTTTATTTTTATAAAAATCTTTTTCTATTCTTGTTAATCTTAAAAATGGCCTTACAAAGTCCACCCAAGAATCATCTTTCTTAGGTAAAATATTAAGTAAACCATCTGACATCATCAAGTCCAAAGCATTTTTCCAATGTCTACCTTTCGGGTCTATAGCTTCTTTTGATAATTCTCTTACTCCGTTTATTGCTTCTTCTGTTAAAAATTGTTTCCCTATACCTATTATATTGTAGTTTACATCCAGTATGTGTTTATTTTCTATGGTTGGTTGTTGTTTTTGTGTTATCCCTTCTACTATGTTTTTTTCTTTCTGGGTAAGTTTATCTTTTAAATTAATAGTATCTATAACCTCTTTTAGGGTCACTTCTTCTTCTAGTATTTCAGGTTTTATTTTTATTAATGATTTTATACCAACCATTTTTATACCATATATATTATCTGAAGAATCACCACAAATAGTTTTAACTACTCTAACATTAGTAGATGGTATGTTAATACCATTTAAGGGTACCTTATCCCCACACTTAAATAACTTACCTAAGGATAATATATATAACGACACATTAGTAGAAATTAACTGTAGTAAGTCTCTGTCTGATGTAAGAATAATAATTTCCTCCTCTCGGGATTTTTTACAGTAGTACCCTAGACAATCGTCCGCTTCACATTTATCGAACACAGCTTGTCTAACATAAAGTTCTTCTAGGTATTCTTGTGTCCGTAATTTTTGGCGCGCATAGGAATGTACTTCATCTTCCGATTTATTTTTTAATCTTCTATTTAACTTGTAATCTGGGTATAGTTTAAGTCGTGGGTGGGTATTTTCTTTGCCATCCCAAAACACAACTACCTTTGTTATAAGATAACCATCAATGTGTTTTCTGAGGGTGTTTAAAAAATGATACAAACCACCTATGTGGTCTGTACCATTATACATATTTTTTATACCATGAAAACCTGTACTTAATAAGGAATTTCCGTCAACTAATAATGTTCGTATCAAAACACATTTTTAAAGGGTTAAACAATTTTTTACTTTACTACTTCTAACAATTCAATTTCAAAATTTAAATCTTCACCTGCTAGGGGATGGTTCATATCTAGAGTTATCTTTTCTTCCTCTATTTTTATTATCTGTCCTTGTATTGGTCTTTTTTTGTCATCTTGCCCTTGTACAAACCCTTTAAGTTCAAATTTCATTTCTGGTGGGAATTCACTTTTTAGGACTTCGATAACAGCTTCATCGATATACTTGCCGTACGCTTCTTCTGTTACCAAAGATATTTTTTTAGTATCACCAACTACCATTTCTTTTACTGAATCATTAAATCCTTTAATAAGGTTACCATCATCAATAACAAACTCTAATGGTTGTTCTCTATCTCTAGAACTATCAAACACTTCACCTTCTTTAAGGGTACCGATATAATGTATTTTTACTTTGTCTCCTGTTTTTAATTTAGTCATTTTCTTTTTCTATTTTTAAGTCGAATTCCCCACCGGACCCCAATTGGTCAGTCCAAAATGTGGAGTATTCTTGTTTATATTTTTCAATTGATTTTTTCTCTTCTACTGGTTCTCTACCTGAAACAAATCCATGTGGTGTTATTAAAATCTTACCATCCTCATAACCTAAACCATTTACGTGATTTTTCATAATGGTTATTTTTGTTCTAGTGGCAAATTTTACTTTTCTTTTATCTTTAACAGCAGAAATATTTGTTGTACCAGCATTTTTTTGGTTCCCGAACCTAAAAACTAAAGTAGAGTTTAACCATAAAGATTCTCCACCTTTTGCCTTAATTTTTGGTTGTCCAAATGGGTTATCTGGTAATTCTACCCATGGTTGGTTTACCACAACTAGTGTGTTTGTATATTTTGAATCTTGTCTTCTTGATTTACCTATTCTTTGGTTTAGCCCCATACCAATTTTATCAGCAAGGGTTGCTGCGTTATGCATTTTACCCCCTTTCCCATCAAAAGTCATTTTACATGGTACTGAACCAACTGAGTCCCACATAAATAATAAATCATACTCAATTTCACCTTTCTCTTGTGCGTCTAATAATTCATTTATGTAGTCAGTAATTTGTTCTATGTACTGAAAGTCGTTATTAAATAGAAAAAATCCATCCCAATCTATTTCACCAGTAGTTTGGTCTACAACTTCTTCACAATCAAAACCCAAAAGTTTAGCATGTTCAAAACCCCATTTTTGTTCGGTAATAATCAATACTGGTAAAATTCCTTTATTTTGTGCATCAACCGCTGCCTTTATTAAAGCTGTAGTTTTACCGGTGTCTGAATGACCAAGAAACATTTGTAAATGTCCCATTGCTGGTCCTGGTAATCCGGTAGCATCAAGAAAAGCTTTCCCTAAATCAAAAAATCTTTCTGGTTTAAAGTTAGCTTTCTTTGAAAACTTGTCTTTCAGTTCTGAAAATGTTCTTTTTTTCAATGCCATAATCTTTAATTAAAATGGTAAATCTTCGGATTGTGGGTCGTTTGCTTGTGGGTCAGTACTACCTAAAACTGTTGTGTCTGTAGTATTTTTTACCGCGTTAGGGTCGTCATAAACATATTTCTTTAACTCTGAATCCCATACTGGGTCCAAACCTTTAGAAATAGCTTCTAGGTACTCAATTGGTTTTTGTGAGTATACGTCTTTCCAGGTTCTTTCGTCTTCAGTCCACTCTTTTGTTTGAGTTTGGTCTTCAGATAATTTACCTGGGTCTTCGTACATAACTGAAGATACTGTTGTGTATTCACCTCTACCTCCTGGTAATGGAAGGGTTTGAAGTATTAATATTAAATCTCTCCCTTCATTGATGTCTGTAACATCTCCTTTATTTCTCCAAATAGGTATAATCTTATCTATTGGGCCATTTCCTTTCCAATTATGTTTAAATCTCCAAAATTTAACGCCATCCTCCTCATTATCTCTATCTACAACCTTTACAATGTAAAATTTTTGTGAACGATAAGAACGTGCTAATTCTTTTGATTGTGCATCACCAGCTAATCTTAAAGCTTCTTCAACTTCATTTAGTGGACTTCTTTCCCCGGATGGTTTACCTGCTGAGTCTTTTCCTGGGTCATAAAGTTTTTGCCATCTTCCTTGAACTTGTATATTGTGGAAAAATACTTCTTTAAAAGGTGAACTACCGTCTTGTGTCGGTACTATTCTAATTCTTTTTTCTCCTTGCTTTGTTCCTTTTGGTAACATTATGGAAAGATATTGTTTCATTCTTTCTTCTGATGTCATTTGTGGTTTTGTGGAACCCCCACTTTGTTTGTTTTTCTCGTATTGAGCTAAAACCGCGTCTAAACTATTACTCATAAATTTTATTTTTTAATAATTAATTAATTAATTTCTATATAAATATATGAATATTGTTTGTAGTTGTCAAATAAAGATTGGGTTATTTTACTTTATTCCTCTGTAGTCGTTTCTAGCTGGTTCTTCCTCTTCTTCAGGGTCAGCAAAACTTTTTTTGATGTCCGCATCACTATAATTTTCTACATCATCTTTTGTTAAGATGTATTGTTTTTTCCCCGACTCAACAAACCCTTCTTCTTTGTCGTTAAAAAAATCACTCAGACTATTACTAAATGGTCCACTATCGTATTTTCTTCTGGTTTGTTGTTGTTCTTGTGGTGTTCTAGGTCTATATTCTTCTAGTTTATCTTCTAGGTTGTCTATTTTAGCCATCATACCGTCCATTGATGTTAGGTGGTTTTCTAACTCTGATAATTTTGTCATTAAATCGTCTAAACTTTCTGTATTTTTAGAAAGTATATCTTTTTGACCTTCAATTTCTGCATTTACCTCATCTTGTTTAGTAACAAGGTCTGTAATGTCAAGTTCTGTAGAATCTTCAGGTGCTGTGTCGTCAATATTAATATCAATTTCTTCTTCGGTTCCTGTATCAACCTCTTCATCTTCTAGGTCCATAGGGATTTCTTCTGTTTCCATGTCTCCCATTTCTTCTTCTGGGTCAGTGGGGATTGCTTCTGGTGCGTCTAAGTCTATATCTTGTTCCACCATTTCTTTTTGGCGACTACTAAACTTTGTTAGGGTATTTGACTGACCTTGGTCATCCACAAACCCTGAACCACCACCAATAAGTTGTTCGGTAAGATTATCGGAGTTACGCCCAATTTCCTTAAATCTGAGTAATTCTTTTAATAGTTCTTCTTTAATATTATCCATTTAATAGTTGTTTTACTTTTCCTGATGGTGACTCCACTTGTACTTTCCTATTTACTCTAACACTGTTTTCTACTCTTTCTATTAAACCATCTCTAGTTCGGACAGTATAACAAATTCCAGTATCTAGGTCACATACTTGTTGTCCCCCATCATTAGTTCCATTCTCAACAATATTGTCTGTTTTTTTACCTAAAAAATTACTTAATGTTTGTTTTAGTTGTTCTGTAATCATAATAATTGTGTTTTTATATTATATAAATATCAATTAAATCAATAATAGTCAATTTTTACCATTAACTTGTGAATATAGGTAAGAAATTTTCTGGCAATAAATATTGTTCTACTATCTTTCCGTTTCTTTTTACCCCCCTTATAATTTCAAAATGTAAATGTACATCTTTAGACAATCCACTATTTCCCATAATACCTATCACTTTACCAGGATTAGTTGCGGTACCAGCCTTCCAAGGACCTCCCGCTTCGTCGTCCGTTATAAATGGAGGACTGATTATTGGTTCATTTTCTCTTAGAAATGCATATTTAGTTTTATAGTAGGATGTGCCGTCATCCTCAGGATTACTATTTACTGTGGTATATATTTCTACATAATTTCCATAACTACCACAATTATCGTCTTTTTGTAATGGTTTACAATTTCTTTTTTGGTTGATGACTTTACCCTTTATCGCAGCATAAATCTTTATACCATCGGTTCCTGATGCTTTTGCTATCATTGTTGACTTTGGTAGTATATCGATACCTAAATGAGTTACTTCTGGGTCATCCTCTCCTGGTGAACATTCAAGAAAATCCCACACATCATGCCAAATTACATTGTCGACCGCTAGGGTTGTTGAGTTACTGGTTTTATCTATGTATAGGTTGTCAGCTACTCCACGAGCTAACTGCATTGGGGTGGCACTTAAATTATCATAATACAAATCTATTGGTAGTTCCTTTAATCTTTTTTCTGCGGCCTGATAAAGATTGGAGTTAACTCTCTGTACCAAATCAGTAATGCTTGGTAATTCTGCTAAGGGTTGTCTAACCCCTTCAAATGTTGTTTCTATATTATTAGGACTTATACTATGTTCAACACTAACAATCATATATGGGCCATTAAACATAGGTAAGTACCTTAACTGAAAATATTGTGTTGGTTGTATTGTAACATTCCCCATCATTGTAATTTTTGCTGTGTAAGAACGGCTCGCGTATACATTAAATAAAGATAGTGATGCCATCGATGTGCTTCCTCCACCACCAGAATCTGCCATTGCTTGTAATATTTTATAACTCTCTTCTGTATTTTGATACTCTGCTTGGTCTAGTGTTACGGATTCAAAAATGTTCTGGTTGGGTATCCCAAAATCAACATTAAACCCCATTACCTTATTAGATAGGTCTTTATTACCACATGATGGACCATTAAGTGGGTTTGGGGTTGCTCTACCCATATTATATGAGTCGTCAGTATACCCATTATCTTTGGTTTTAACATTAAGTTGTGTTGAACTATTTCCAATATACTGACACAGGAAAGCTGGCCTAGAGTCTAGGTAGTCTACGTTTTGGAACGTTCCAAACAGGGCGTTTGCTTGTTTTTGTGTGTTTAACCCTTTTTTTTCTAAATTAAAGAAATTAATATATGATGGTAATGGTATAAAATTAAAATAATTATTAGCTAATATAATACTTAAAAAACTATCTACACTCTGAGTTAGGGTTCTGGAATTTTTCTTGGTGAAGGGGGAGTCTAATAATATTATGTCCCATATGTCTATAACTGCCTCACTTCCAATATCTCGATTTGCTTTATCCAAAAATAAAAACTTCTCAAATAGTGTCTGACTATTTAGTGTTGGTATCCCAGCTATCCATCTGTCATTTAATTTTTTAAAACTATTGTACAGACTTAACTTTAAGTTGTCTCCTTTTATCTCTGACCTATCATCTGTTGCTGGTGGTGTGGTTATATTAAGAATTTCTGCTGGGTTATCTTTAATATTTTTTTGTGTGGCTTTAATTAGTTCGGTAATATAGTCTTCTTGTTTTGTATCTAATACACCTAATTTATCCCATAAGATATTAATAAACTTACGTGATGTAACGTAACCTTGTTCTGAACAATACGAACCATATAATCTAATTAATGGTGCTAACCTTTGTATGTTAGTACTATTAAAAGCAATTCCTTCGTTAGGATAATTAATCTCAATAAAGAACCTATATAATGGATTAGTATCATCTGTGGGTACTAATATACTAAATTGAGCTGACCCCTGTGAAAAATACTCTCCAACCCATATTCTCATATCCTGATACTCTACTGGGTTACCTACAAAAAATCCACCAGAGCCAGGAATTGTTGTTGTGCTTGAGGTATAGGTTCCGAATTCCTCTCTTATCGCGTATTCTATATCCTTCTGTTTTGACATAGACCGTTGAACCTTATTAGGCCCTCCTGTCTTAAATAATGTTATGTCTTGAAGTAGTGAACCGTTATTATATATGTTATTTAGATTTGTAGTCGTTTTGTGTGAGTACTGTATAGTTGTTTGTAAAAATTCATTAAGAAGTACACTAACCTTTTTTAATTGACTGATTCCCAATGTTGTACCAAAGTTCTCACTAAAATCTCCTTGCTCTACCCAACTCTCTTCAATAACACAGAAATCTTTTATGGCTTGTTTCATGGTCCATGGTACATCCCCACTACCTTCTGGACTACTAAATATTTCAAATAACTGTTCAAACCCATCTAACTGTTCTGTGTTAAAAACACCACGTAATTCCTCTATATTAGAATAAGATGAATCTTCTTTAAAATGCCAATCTGTTTGTTCGTCTTTATTTACATCAACTAATTTAAAATATTCCGCTGCTGTAGGTTTGTATACACCCCTATTAACAAAATAACCATAATTAGACATCCCCCAAAAGAATCTACACGCTCCATTATGTAATGCTGTATTACTATATAAAGGTGTTCCATATGTATTAGCGTCCGTTTGCATAAGTCCTCCAGATGACGGAAATAAAACATAATATTTAGATGGACTTTCTATGTTCGTAAAGCTAACCTTCTCGGTTTCATTTGTAATATTGGTGGATTCTAGGTATACATCATAAAACTGTACGGTTGTACCGTCACTGGTTGCGTTAAATGATATATCTGTATTATTATGTATAGTTAGTGGTGCTGCTGGAATCATAGCATTTAATGCTGTAGTACCTGGGATATACGAGGTAGAATTTGTAGTTATATAGTGGATAGCCCCTATTAGGTTTGGGTATACCCCTACCTGCATAATATTATTAACTGCTTGTTGTGACTGATAAGCGTATGTTATCGCCCCTTCAACATAAGTGAATGGGGCAGACAAACTACCCCCAACCTCATCATACACATATTGTGGTCCAGTTGCCCCAAAAATTGTAGATACTGTACCAACATCACCCCAAATTTCAGTTAAAGGGTCAACCACACCAGTTGTAGACCTTACACTATCTTTATATCTCCACCAAACTGAACCTATTTTTAACAATAATGATAAAGGTACTTCGTGTAACGCTGGCATTTGGTTAAAAAGTTGTGATATGTAGTCACCAAACTGTAACCCACTTTCAGATTGTCCCTGTGTGTCAAACATAGCTTTCTCTCTAAATGTTGGTAGTGGTAAGGAGTTTAGGAAAAGGTACGCGGCTTTCTTGTATGGTATTGGGTTATTTAATTTTTCTTTATTTACCCCGTCCAGTAAAGCATTGATAAAATATGGTGTATTCATCATGGAGGTTAACCTATTTTTTGCGTTATCCATAACCATAGGTAACACATTAGGAGCTATTCCAGATTGTGTGGGGTTTAATACAATCTCACCTTCTGTTATTAATTTTTTATTATTTAGTGCACCCGGACCATCACCCATAATATCACCATAAAATTCGTCAACAGCATTTGGGTTACTTAGTTCGTTCCTTTTAAAGTATCGTGAGGCTGCTAAGAGGAACACCTCTATGTCAATATTAGACTCATTAATTATTTTAGTACCTAGTGTGGTGAAATATAATGTATTGATTGTTTCTGTCAACATATTATTCCCCATAACATTATAGGTTAAATTATTGTGTATACTAAAAAACTTGTCAAGACCAGAAACCACATTTGAGCTCCCGTTTGCCATATTAGCGGCTTGCCAACTACCAAATATTAGTGGTGCTATATCAAAAAATCCATTTTTTTTAGTTATCTTAAGTGCTTTATCATTAAGTTTCCATTGTTCACCTAAAATATCTATATTCATTTTTTTTGGTAGACCGAATGTTGATTGCCCTACTAACCCACCTGTAACCACACCACCCCATAGGTAAAGTTGATATCTTTCTGGTGCTGCCTCTTTTAGTAGGGTGTGTATATATTCAACCGGATTATTAATGTCTCTAAATATTTGTGTTGTTGATGTGAATTTTTTAATCTGGTTATATAAATTTCTTCCTTCATATGAGGCTAACTCACCCAGTATAGCCTCACCAACCTCTTTAGGTAATGTGGTTATGTTAGCGTACCCCGAATGTCTTGTTAAAAGACTACCATATAATATACTACATTGAGCTCTATCTAGTATTTCAAACCAAACGTCTACATTGTCTAAAGAACTATATGGTGAGTCTATTGGTGGGTAATCTAATATATTATTTATAGGTGTGAAATTTTTCAGTAGTCCGTCATTTGTGGTTGGAGCCATAAATGAAGAAAATTTATAATTAGTACTTTTAGTATATTCTTCAACAAACTCCACTTCAGGCCAAACTTTTTTATTTCCACTATCTAAAACATCCATAACATCTTCCGAACCTATATAAGTTAGTATCGAGGAAGTTTTGCATTCGGATACCTCTTTTGTTATATAGTATTTAGGCCATGGAAATGCAATTTTACTATCTTCTGAATTTGTCTGTGGTATATCATTAGACCCGGTGGCTACTTCTAATCTTTTTTTATTTTTTCTTTCCGCAAATGCATTTGTGTGTACATCGTCTAGTAACCTTAAAAAAGTATCGGCACCAGCCAGAATTACAGCAAAAACATTTCTTATGGTAGGTTTAAAACCTATTTCCGCTTCTAAAGCTTGATTTAACTCGTCGCTCATATCCTCCTCCATCTGTTTAGCTTTGCCGTCAAATATTTTTTTTGTTTTAGTCCATTGGTACATAAATGAGTCCACGCCCCCATCAAAACAAAAATAAGGACTATATTCTTGTGGTAATAAAGCAATCGTATTGTCTATTGTTTGTGCACCGGTAAGTTGATTTTTCTTAAATTGATTTACCCCAGCATTAAAAAACTCTGTGGCGACCGCATATTTACCATTCTTTATTTTACTATCAACTCGGAATGTGGGGTTTTGTTGTAAAAGTTTTACATATTTTGCGACAACACTATTTAGTTCTGTTTCCGCTTTTTCACTTATACCTTCTTTAGCTTCTTTTTGTTTTGATGCGTCCGTTATTTCACTAGCGGCTTTAATACCTTTTAATGGTAAACAAATAGTAGTTATGGTTTTACCGGTGGTCTCCTCACTAGTAGCTGGTAATTTTACTTTAATGTTACGTTTTCCATTATTATCTAAGTAGGTGTTTACCCATCCCTCAGTACCCATCACTGCTTGCTTGAATTTATCCAGTGTTTTTAAATATTCTAATTTATCTGAAGTCAGTGATAGGTTGGCTTCACCAAACACCCGACTCAAATCGTTATCTATACCTTTTACTTTTTCTATTAATTGGACTATTGTGAGTGTTGGGAAATCGTCCGCTATTAACCCTTTATCCATATATAACTTATATACATCATTTAAAACTTGCATACCCTTAGTCCAACTAACCCCACCAGTACTATCATTTATTGCTGTAGGGTACATGTATGGTGCGGTTATAGCTTGATGCATGTTAACATCCCTTAATAAAGCTATATGATTTCCTTTGAAGTCACATGTTACTAGATAGTCACCAGAGGCTGGGTCAAACCTAGATACAAATTTATGTAATGTTAGTTGGTATTGTACCGCTTTCCCATAGAACCCTTTTAGTGATAACATAAAGACTGGATATGGCATATGAAAAAAAGCTGTATAGGGGGTGTTAGTCCTTGCTTGTTCAAATAAAGTTTTCCCTCTAATGTCGGTAAAATTAATTGTTACTGCTGGTATGAATGAGGCACTTATTTTTATCGAAATTGAGGTTATCCCAAACCCCTGAAAGTCTGTTTGATTTTCTATTCTTTTAGATATGGTAGAACCTGCCTCATCTACCGTTCTTATCTGTTTATTAACATCTGGATTTGTAAAAGCTTCGGTCCAGTCTGAATCTAAAAAATCTTTACCTTCTGGTTTTAAAAAATTTAAGTTACCAGCATATATATCTATAATAACTTCTGTACCACTACCACCTTCACCTTTTATTAATTTACTTCTAGGTGAAATGTTTGCGGTTAAATTAGCATACATAATCAAATCCTCAGCATTAACTACCCTATCTTTAGTTTGGCCGTTAACTACAACCTTATTTGGGTCGATAACAACTACATTGTTACCAACCTGAGTAACTGCAATATCTCCAGAGTTTAATTTATCTGCCATAATAGAGGAAGTATTGGTCTAAGTTAGATTTATATTCCTCTAGTGATTGCATTAATGGAAATGGTACTGTTATAATAGTTGAGTCGGGTATATTCCATTCCTGCCCACCGTATTGGGGGTTTGCTTGCATAATGAGCCATCCATAGTAGGGTGAGTCGTAGAATTGTTGTGATAATTTATCTAATCGTGTTTGACCTACTTTATAAACTATTCTTCTGTCACTGGATTTTCTAACCAGACTTATATGTGGGACCATTATAAAATCACCATTAACTACAAACTCACTATATCTATTATAATAACTCATAACCTTAACTAATATATAATTGTTTCATTGTTTTATAATTAAAACTAGTATCTACATTCCCAATATTCATGGAACGTAAATTATTGATTATTAAGTTCTGAGCGGTAAACCCACTATTTACTGTATAACCAATATCAAAATCATTATAATATTTATTCATTTCACCATTAAATACATTATAACCAAAATTTAACCCTTCAGTAAATCTACTATACATAAGACTAACATCATACCTTACCCATTCTATCACTATGTTATTTAATTTAGGTTTAAATTTATTTTGTGTTTTATATGTTAACCCATTTACCCCATTTGGGTCTATTTTTAAAAGTTTATTATATAGTGTGTCATTTCTATATTGTAATAACTTTGTTAAATGGGTACTATAATTCCCACTAAAATTAAACGACATTACGTCATTTGTGTATATAATATTGGAAAAGAAAATATATTCATTAGTTCCGGGATAATTTTTAGGGAACATACTCGTAACATAATTAGTTATATAATTATTTAAATAGGTATTACTAACATTATAATTATTAGTTAAATCTGTTACAACCGTTGTGGATGTTAATTGTAAAGCTACCACCCTACCACCATTTTTATTTAGATATTGTCCGTCATAACTATTCGTAACTATAAAATTAAGTCTATCTATATCACTACTTAAGTGGGTTTGTTGTGTCCTAAAACTATTAATTAGACTTAATAGTTCACTGTTGATGTTGGTTAGTTGTTGGTCCGCATATTCATTTAACACAGATTTTATATATTCTTTTTCACTATCTCTAGGTGATACTAAATTTAGTTGGGTTTGTATTGTTGTGGTGCCCCCACTTATATCACTCTTAAGTTGTGTGTAATAACTGGATACCCTACTAATTATTTCTTTTGGTATTCCCACTAGGTTAGCGTTGGTCGCTCCAAACACTCCATTACTGAATTGTCGGGACATCATTAGTTCCTCCACACACCCCATATTATAATATAAAAATAAATTATTTAGCCTATTTTTAACATCCAAACCATAAGACTGGCTTTTGTCTACAAAACTATTTAAAAGTGATTTATAATTTAAAATTTTTCTCATGTTTTCTATGGGTGTCTACCAGGACTTCCACCAGGACTTCCACCTTCTGTACTAGTCGTATTAGAAAGTTCTGCTGCTTTAGCCGCTGCTGTTTCCAGTTCATTTATTATTTCTTGTTCGTCAAATATTGTATTGTTTGATGTAGATGTTGTGGTACTATTAGGGTTGTACATTTCTGTATTAGCAAAGAAATTACTAGAAAGAGCATTTTGTAATTCTGATACTGGTTTTTCTAAACCTTGTCCACCTATATATTTAAAGTTCATAGACACATTAGCTATCATTGGTTGTAACCCTATACCTTCTGGATTCATGTCTAAAACTAGTGGGTCATAACTAAAACTCACAGAATCTATAGCTATCTTAGTATGGTAAAAATCCCCAACCCTTAACACACAAATAGGTGGTGGTCCAAAAGCAGTATTTTCCGCGTCTACGTTTGAGTCCCCACCTTCTGTTGCGGTTGGCATAGTTCTACCTGGTCTAGTACATTGTAATAAAAAAGTTAATCTATTATTTAACCCTTCTGGTGTCATAGAATGGAATGATGGGTGAAAATATTTTAATTTTCGTTTTAATGAATCGTAAATAAACTCGTCGTCCTCTTTTAAGGCATTAAAATAATTCTCTTCACCTAACATTTTTGCTAGTATTTTTGCGGTGTTTAGTCTTTTAACTTCTTTTGTCGCAGCAACATTATTCATTATAGACGAATTTTCTGCTGTTTCAGTCTCTCCAGGTGGTGTTAATGCACTCTCAGTAACCATCTCAGTATTACCAGTAGTACCTGTTGCTCCTGCATCATAATATGGTGCGTCAGTAGTTTCTGAATAAGGACCATCTGCTGGAGCTACTGGGGCGGGAACCCCCGCTGTTCCTGTCTCTTCATACGCCTCTTGGTCCGTAGCATCTGTAATATCATTTTGTATTGTTACTATGTCAGCTACTGAAAGATTAGGGTATACAGCTGCAAGGTCATAAATATCATACTTTTTACACCCAGCTACAAAAGCATTTATTGCTTTATCCGCGATAAATGTTGGTGTATTTTTTAATGTGTTTTGAGCTATCTCATTCAGAACTGATGGGTGGTCTACAATCATTTTAAATGATAATGTACCAATTCTTTCAGTATAATTATACGTATAGACTGGTTCTGGTCTACCTAGAAAACTTACTGAATTCCATTGTGCTGAATTAGTATCCCCAATATTAATATCATATGGTGGGAACCACATTACCCTACCACCATTTGGCCCTTTTTCGGTAGTTGGTAACTCTAATAGTTCTGGTGTTCCTCTCCATGCTAAATTTTCAATTGAGAACATGTATTTCTTTACATTCTTTTCCGTTTTTGTGGTGTCCACATTAACATCAAACATTGGTGCTATATTAAGATTAAACGTATTAGTTAGTACTGACCCTTCAATCCCTCTCGTGTTTCCTTTATAACTTTGTAAATTACTCATCTTGTAATATGGGTTGTCTTTTGTCCACGTTCTACAATAGTCGGTTACCATTTCTGCAGTTCCAAAAGGTCCGTCATCTACATATCTTACCCCAGAACCTTTAGATATATCTGTATAACCATCATTAAATACTTTAGATGTTTGGTCTATAGCGTGTCCCGCGTGTTTTCTTCTTGCTCCACCCATTAATGGTGCTGAGTTAATAAGTTTTTGTGTTTCATCTAATATCCCACCTTTTCTTTTTGGTATTGTAAATGACCGTGTGGATAAAATAGATGGTGGTGCATTGGTGGACGCAAATGAATTTATACCCATCCAAGTAAACCCACCTGATAGGGTCCCACCATCCATATATGAGGTACCATTTAAACCAAAACCATAATATTTCCATAAAGCGTTACCATCTACCGTTTCTAATTCTTTTGCTAGTGTTGATGGTCCGTAAACTAACGCGTTTACCTCTCTACCGAATTCATCATATGGTATAGCCCCTACTGGACTATCTATCTTTGATGGGTTTGAGCTGTTCGAACCGACATATTGATACGGTATTAGTTTGGAAACTCCTTGGTGTAGTCTAGCTCGGGAATAATCCGGTCTATTGATATTATAACTAAGTAGTTCAAATAGTTTGGATTGTTGTACAAACCCCATATGTTCTATGAATCTTTCACTAGGTGCCGGATGAGCGGATAGATTTCTTGGTATGTCGTTACTTCCAGTTATTAGATTTGATATTGCATTAGCTGTAGCTTCTATGTTGCCGTAAGAACCTGAAGTACTAATACCATTTTTACTTAAACTATTTATGTCTGGAACAAATATATCATAAAAATAGTCCCCTGGTAATTCTGACCTACCATCGTATTGATTCTTAATTCTAGATAGGAAGTCAGTTCCTTTTAATTCTTTTTTTCCTGGACTAACACTTATATCAAAGAGATAGTTACCTTTAGGTCCATCACTTATTTGGTTTAGGTATTGTTTTTGTATTTCTCCTAGGTTTTGTCGTAACCAACCACTGGATACCCCCATTAGATTACTATCATCTAAAATTTTACTATTCATTGTGTTAACTATACCATTAGTTATGTTAACCGTTTCTAATATTTCAGCTGGTGTATATTCGGATGATGTAAATGTTTTTGGGGAGATTGTATTGTCAGAGACGTATCCTACCCCTTCTCTTGGTAGTACTTTGGTCACGTCTATTAGTTGTACGTCATTGTACCCACCAGCAGGTCCATACTTATTATCTAAAAATAACTTTGTTAGTGGTGATTTAACTGTAGCTCCAGCTACTCCAGCCACTCCACGTGCTACTTCCCCCACTGTTGGTTGGTCTGGTACGTTTTGCATTCTGGATGTTTCATAAACTTGCTCTCCTGGTTCTTGCACACCAAAAGGTGGGGAAATAGGTTTTCCGTCCCACAAATAAGAACTATGTAGGTTTTTACTTAACATAAATGTTCTTAAATTTTCAGTACTTTTTACGGATAGATTATCGTGATTCATTACCTTTTATTTATTATTTTTATTAACCTCTAGCATTACTTACTTTCTGTGCTATCGTACCCCAATCACCGGAAGATAAATTAGTTAAAAACTTATTAATATCAATATCGGTTGTTGTGCCACCACCTTGCAATGTTATTGTACCAGCATGTAGTATTTGTCCTGATGACCCTCCCGACCCTCCTGATTGGTTACCTGTTGGTTTAGACATTTCACTTACTCTACTTCCCACACTAACCCCTAAATCGGTACCCCCAATAACTAAATCTCCTTTGGCAAAAGATAGTGTCTCTGAGCTAGAAGCTCCCGCTGGTTTTACAAAATCGTAATGTGTTACTGTACCACCCGAATCTGTTACACTTGCATTTTTACCTGTCATAGCTTTTTGTGCTTTTACAAAATTCTTGTAGGTACTGTCCATCATATTTGCTTGCATCTTACCAATCATCACACCCATTTTTGCTGGGTCACCACTCATAAGGTCTTTCATTTGGTCTTCATCTAATAAATTCATACCACCAGCCATTTGTTGTGAAAATCCTTCTTGTTCTATATCACCTGCGTTTCCACCCATTTTTCTAACCATAACTCTTACTCCAGCGTCCATAGCAGCTAAATATTGATTTGCTTTTTCTGAAACAGTAAGTTGTTGTTGGTATATATCTTTATCTGTCATACCGTCCTTTCTTAATAATTTCATTTGGTCATCCGTTACATTAGCTACATCCACCATTTCTTCTATCCCTGGTATTTTAACTTGAGCTGTCCCATGTTTACCTATTTGAGCCATAGAAGCTATTAATTCCTTATCAGTATCACTCATGTTGGTTCCATATTCTAATTCGGAGAATACTTGTGCTCTTCTTGCGGATTTTACAGCTGTATCGGCTAAGTCTTGGTAACTCATCCCCATGGCTTCCGCCATATCCTTTAACTTTCTTCTTTCCTGTGGTGATATTATAAATTTATTTTTAGTTTTATCAAATGTTACAGAGGCTGCGGCAACATCCACAATAGCATCTTGTAGTCCTTCTAGGTCATTAGTAGCCATATACATTAATTTAAATGGGTCACCTAAATCACCTACAGCTCCACCAATTACTTGCATTTGTGCTGCAAAATCTATCGCTCCTTCAGGGTCAAAGAATTTATCAGCTAGTGAAGTTACAGTACTCATCTCTAACCCTAATGACTGACTTCTCGCAACCATACTAGCTAAACCTTCAATACCTTTATCAAAACCATATGTATTAACTAATTTAAGTTCTTTACTTACATTACCTAAAAAACTTTCCATAACCACACCAAAACCTCTACCCGTAGCTAAAATATCGGACATCGCGTTATCTGTATCCTCCACACCACCAATTGCCTCATCTAAACTATAACCTACGGTATCAAAAGCTGCAGCAAAATTTCCAGCATCAAAACCGTCTAAGGTCTTAGTTAATAGTGACGCTCTTTCAACTACCTGTGGTGGTATCCTAAGATTTCTACCAACTTCTTGTGATATCTTTTTAAATGTCTCATATAGTTCGTCCGCTGTTATCCCAAAATCTTTAGCGGATTGAGCTGCCGTATTTAATTCACTGATGGTGTCAAATAGTTGTGCGTTAGACATTCCTAACGATTTTGATATATCTACCCTTAAACTGTCTTCTAAAGCTAATTTATCTAGGATGGTATTCATTTTACCATCTACATTAACCTGTAGTGTTACGGTCTCTCTCAACATTTTAATCATACCTTGTACTTCACCAGCACTCATTTGACCTCTAGGAATTCTAGATTTTAGTAATGTTTCAAATTTTTTGAAGGCTCCTGTGGATTGATTTGAGGATGCTGGGTCATACGCAGCTGTTTTTGAATACCCGGCACTGGTAAGTTGTGCTTTAAAATCTGAATCAGCAAATAACTGAGACATGGTCACGTCGTTACCTCTTGAGTCTTTTAGTGTGATAGCGTAAGATGGTATAGGGTTAACTACCCCAAGTAATAACGCTAATTTATGTGATGTGGGATTTCCTGTTTTACCATACCTCTTAATAGATTTTACCCTATCTTTATAGGTTGGTTCATCTTTCATATTAAACACCCCTAATGGGACACCTAATTCTGGGTGTGAAGCGATATATGGTTTTGCACCAGATAAAATAGCTTCAACAATAAGTTGTTTGATTAATTTAAACATAATAAACCTTTAATGATAAATACTTAAAACATTATTTACGTTGGCTATTTTGTTTTTCAATTGCCTCTCTTTTTTTGGCAAACTCCTCAGATAAAAAATCTACGTAGAATCTTCTTTCGAAGGTTGGCATTATTAATAGGTCGGACCAAGCTATATGTAAGTGTTGCATAAGATAATAAAACTCTTGCAATAGGGCATTCCTATATGCCGTAGAAAGGACGAAAAAACTCTACACCGAAATTAATTCTCAGTTGTTGTGTCTCGTTTGACGGAGTTGTCACACTAACTGTTAAGTCCAATTCTGGTGTATTGTCACGGACCACTTTTCTTATTATTTGTGAATCTCTAATAGGCATTGTTTGTATAAACTGGTGAATACTCATAGGGTCTCTAACACCATCAACCTCCTTAAGCATTTTTGCTAATTGTTTAGTCATATATGGACTAATTGGGTCGTTTTTGTGTGTCTCGTCTATTTTTTTTAACTCTTGTTCGTCAGCTGGGGATATAAAACTTAACCTTACTTTCTTTTTTGAAATTTCTAGGAAGTGTTCGAATTCGTTATTTTCATCTAACTCTACCGTAATATCTTTTGTTCTTAAAACTGATAGGTCAATTTTTGTGGTGAATTCCTTTTCAGTCTTTCTGTCAATTACCGTGACATTATATTCTGTACCAAACGCGGTATTACGTAAGAATATTAGAATAGCTTCTTTATCACAATCTGGCATATCTTGTAATAATATATCTTTATCTAGAATTTTTCTAGATAATAATGTGTCGATTAACTTACCTGTCTCTGTTAATGATGGTGAAGCTAATAAATTTTCGTCAGATGCGTTTAAATAAGATACCTTTACTGATTTTTTTCTATCCTTATAAAATATTCCTTGTGATGGTAGAGTTACTACATCATAAGGTAATATAGAATCTGCTGCTGGGTCTGTTAATTGTTCTTGCATTATTTATAATTTAAAATACATTTTATATTTGTAAATATAGTGTTTATGTTTTATTTGTAAAATAAACAACTAATTTATTATTTACGCAATAAGCATGAATAAGTAAATCTATAAAGTAAATGATTTACCCACCATATTTTCTTTAGTTATTAACAAGTTTGTTTTAGCGCATAAAAAAGTCCCCGTCTGAGGACTTTTATAGTCTATGTAAGGTTTTATGTTAGTAAACTAAAATACAACGGTCTGGACGTAATGTAGCCGCTATATTTGCAAGACCGTCATCACTATAACCTAAGTCATTAAAGTTAACGTCAGTTAAGAAACACCCTTGTAATATCCATTTTTCCACCACAACACCTGTTGGGTCTAGCATTTCTAAGTCTATATTCTTTTTGTATCCAGCAGCGTAACCCATTCTACCCGTTACTGATTCTGAATGTAATCTAACCCACTCCATTAATGCTTGTGCTGCTGAAGGACCAATAGGGTCTCTAAACGTTACATTAATCGTACCCCAAGTAAATCTACCAGCCACATATGTGGAAGTATTTAAAAATGGTACCTCAACTGGATTTATAGTTATTTGTGGTCTTGATGTACTCTCTACATACCACTCATTAATACCTAATGACGAGTCAAATCTTAGAATAAACCTATTCTTTTTCTTTGGTTCGTACGGTATCGGCATTTTCATTAATAAATCGGCCATATTCTTTTGTTTTTGTTTTTGTTTATTTTATTGTTATACCTATAAATATACTCAGGTTGAAAAAACGTATTATTATACCTTCTTTAGTGTTATTTTTTTATTTCCTCCGTCTGAAGTGTCATACACAACAAAAGTAACGTTAGGGAATTCTGCTTGTAGAACATTTTCTATAAATGGTATGATAGCGTTTATATTACCTAAGTCATCGTCACTAAACCCTACAGATAATTTATTATGTTCACTATTAACCATTTGTTTAGCTTTATATACTATTTTGCTCACATAATCCCTTAAAGCTATTTTCTTATTTTCTTCTGGGTTAAGAGCTGAGTCACTACCAGTTTCAAATTTTTCTATGAATTGGGTGGAGGTTACTGGGTGGTAGTCTTGACTATCTAAATATGTTTTTAATATAGTGTTAGGGTCTTCACCATCTAACTCTGGTATACTTTGTTGAATATTATCTATCATTGTCTTTAGTTCTTCTTCACTAAAGGTGTAAGAAATTACTAGGTCCATCCCCTTTCTTAAAACCTCTGGACTTTGGCCCCTAGCTGTAATGATTGAAATTGGGTTTGCGTACATGAGAGCTTCCTTAAACTTATCAAATGATGGGGCAAATGAACTGGTTTCTAGTCCGTTCTCCAAATCACTTAAGAAAGAGTCATCACTTATAAAGTTATCAAATGCTCCTTCATCTAATTTATAATTTTTATTGTCCCTAACTCTAGCAAACTCTGAAGTTGTAACATTAACCCTATCCCACTCGTTACCTGTTTTTTTTAACATTTTTATTGTGGTAGGCATGTTAATAATATTATCATCCCAATCAAAAGAATATGCACGAACTATGTTTGGGTTGGGTATATTTTCTTTTATTAGTGTTAATACTTTCTTTAATTGACTTTCTGTCAAAATAATATCTTTTTTCATATAATATAAATACAATTTAATTTTGTTTATTCAATTTTATTTATTATCTTTGTAGTATGATAAACATTATAAGAATATTATTAACATTACTAGTACCATTAACTTCCATTTCCCAACAAGTTGAGTTGTTAGATACCACGTATAATATGTCTATTTCTTTACCGGAATATTCTGGGTTGTTAATCGAGTCGGACATATCTAATATAACCATAAATAACCTTAGTGAGTCCAAAAACACGGTGTTAGTAGACACTAACCAATCCTACGTATATGTGGAACGTCTATCCACAAATACTGGTGTAGTAGAGAGTTACGAGTTGGTTATTGTCAGTAGTAACAAAATAAAAGATTATGGTATTACTTACAACATATACGATTCATATAGTGGTAATTACGGATTTTTATTTTTAGAAGATAATGGTATGGTCATTTTTACCCTACAAGAACATTATTCTTTTACCGATTATAGTGGTTTTATAGCTTTTAGACCTGATTATAAGTAACCTTTTACATAATAATTCGTATATATTAATATAGATGTTTAACCCTTAAAAAAAATAAAATTATGTTAGAATATATTATACCTTACCTTGTTGTATCACAAATATTAATGTTTGTCTTTTTATTAATTAACGAAAAAGATATTCGTAGTGGTTACTTATCTTTTGAGTCCCGACGTGGTGAAACACCTACTGGTAAGTGGTACGTATTCTACATTATAACCCACATAATTAAAGCACCTATACTAGCCCCAATGATATTTGTTCTTATCTTCTTAAATGGTGGTAAATTAATATCCGATAAAGATTAGTATATTAAGTTCCTAAGCCCAGTGTAACGCCAACAATATTACCCTTATTCCTTATCTTTGTAGTGTCGATATATGAAACATTAAGCAACTAATCTCGTATACTATATTATACCGAATGTTTAACCAAATAAATAAAATCAAATGAAAAAAATATTAATCACTCTTCTTGTTTTAGCTTCAATGACATTATATGGACAACACAAATATCCTTTATATTCTGATGTTTGGTCTTATGAGTGTTCTGGTAATCGTCACACGACTCTACCAAAAGATGGTGGTTCTTTTACATTTAATGAAGATTATGTACTAAATAACATAAATGAAAAAAAGATAGAATCTTATTTATTAGAAGCCTTAAATAAGTTTAGAGCTGATTATGGTAAACCACCAGTAAAAGAGTCTGCTTGGTTAACTAGAATTTCTGACCAATATGCCTATAAATTAAAGCCTGGGAATTGGGGTCATGATGACCTTTCTAAATATACAGGTGTTGGGGTGTCTATGTCAGAAAATATCGCTCTATACCAAGTAACGACTTTTACACGTATTACACCAGAAGATGGAGATATTAATAAAATTATAGCAGATTGTTATTTCGACGCATATGTACATTCTGATTGGCACACAGACATGTTGTTAAGTACAAAACATGAATGGTTTGGTTTTGGTCTAGTTATTGTCGGTAGTAGAATATCTGGTGTAGTTAGAAGTTCTTCTGTTGAGTCTAGATGATTAGAAGTTTGGGCAGCGTGTAGTGTTATATTTCTTTGCTCCAAACATTCCAGCTAAAAAACCAAGTGGTCTCCACTTCAGTTTAGGAAGTCTAAACCACGGAGCCCAATCCATACCAAATCCCCATCCTTTAGTTGGTGGTACTACCAGTCGTACAACTAATTTATCACTCCAGGTTATGATATCATCTTCTCTATCTTTTTTCCCTATGTACTTAGTGTTAATAACTATGTTAAAAGCTGTCCTAAAGAATTTATTTTTCTCATAACTGGCTTTATCCGTAGACATGTTTGGGTCACCCCACACATCCCCACTAGTACCATTTAAGGAAATACCATCTGCTGATTCTTTACCATAATTCTCTCCTTTTGCGTTAATGTCTATTTCACTTTCTAGACCACCACCATTACTACCCACAGCACATGGTGGGTCCATTGCTTGTAATTGTTCTAGAATATAGTCTACACCTGTTTGGGCTCTATCTTGTGCTAATTGTTCCCATGTACGTGTTTTACCATCACTGGATTGACCGTTTTTTATTGCAGAACAAGAAGTCTCAACTGCTAAAGCTTTTAACCAGAAAGCTGGTTTTCCTTCTGGAACCTGAAGTTCTGAAGATTTAGCTTTTAATTTATCTAGAAATTCCGCGAAATTATCTACAAATACACCACTAACATTAAATTCATTATCATCAAAATAATCTGAGGATGGTTGTCCCTCACCTGGAAATTCGGTTTCCATATCAGGATATTCTTTAACTGGTCCAGGTGTTATAGTTTTTTCCGGGTCGTTTCCTACATAAATATCAACTTTTTTTCTACCTCGTCTTTTTAATTCGGAATAATCCTCAAGAGATGATATAACAAACGGTCTGTATTTTCCATCCTCCTGTGTCCATGCATTCGTCCAAACCTTTTTTCCTTTTTTTATTTTTGACGTGAAGTTCTCATTATACTTTTCATAAAATTCATCCCAGTCCTCTTCTGGAAGGTCTATATCAACTTCTTCTACACTAGTAACTTTTTTGTCCGAACCTTGTTTTCCTTTTTTAATCCAACCACTCTCGAAGGAAATACCACCTCTTCCAAATATATGCCTTTTCCGGCCCTTACCTACATTCCTAAATCCTGTGAATAGTCTTACAGTCCCCCAAAATGTCTTCTTTCTCCATTTTCTCCAATCAAAATACCTACCAATTCCTCTTTGTTCCTTAATAGGTACCTTTTCTATTTTATCGAATTCTTCAATTAATTTATTAATGATTACTTCATCAATATCTTTATCTTTTAGGTCCCCTATAATAGTAGTTTTAAATTCTTCCCTTTCTGCTGGGTCTATTTTTTTAAAGACTTCTATTATTTCGTCAACACCCCCTTCTATGCCCGCAATTACTTCCTTTTCGGACGACTCTGTTAGTAACCCTTCTAACCCCATAATTTCACGGTTTCTATTTATTTCAGTTAATAATCGTTCATCCATTTTAATTCTATTTTATTATTGGGTTTATTATTTGTTTCATTTTTCTTATGTCTTCTTGAATTAACCTGTTCTTACCCTCAACACTTTCTTTTTTAATCTTATCTTTTGAGGCTTTTTTCATTGATTCTTTTTTATTTCCATCACCATCTAAATCTAAAAAATCTGGTTTTGCCACCTCAGTTGTTTCTTTTTTCTTATCACCTTTTTCATATGCAGCTATAGCTGCATCATCTCTATCACCATGCATATATCTCATCCCAGCTTCATAATCAGTTTCTTCCTTAGTTAACTTATAATCCCCAGTAGCTATTTCATTAACATCTAACTCTGGATAAGGAAGTGGGTCTCTTAATGATTCGGCTGGTTTCATAGCTCTTTGGTCTCTACCAGACCCTAACGCGTCCGCAGTTATAGTCATAAAATTACCTAATTTAGTTATAGAGTTAGCTAACTTTTTTCTAGTATCACTATCTTTAATCATATCATAAGCTTTCTTAATTCCATCAAGAACAACTTCTAAACCTTCACCAGCTGCAATACCGGGGTCTCTATTGTATTGACCCTGTTCCTCTAAGTCGTATGTTGCTCCATCACCAGAATCTTTAGTGTATGTCGCTCCTTCCTCAGAATCTTTAGTGTAATATTGTTCTGTTATCATTTGGTAGTCACCTATAGATAAGTTTAAATTTTCTTTTAGGATAGCATGCCGTATTAAATTATTAGCCTCTTTTATTATCTTGTCTAATTCTCCAACGTTTAAATCTCCCTTAACTACATTCATTAATCTATCTAATTGGTCTTCACTAATCATAACACTTTGTTTTTTACCTTTGGTAAAAAACTTAGGGCTATCACTAGGTATGAATAGATTTTCTGTTAATATTTTTTTAGTAAATTTCATTTAAAGTATATTTTATTATAAATACTAGACGTCTTCAAAAGAAGCACCAGTAGGGGTAATTAGGAATTCAACAAATATATATTCTAACGCTCTGGTTGGTTTAATATATATTTTACCGTTCATTTCATTTCTATCAATTTCTGCTGGGTCATTAGAAAGTACAACCCTAAAGTCTGTTAATCCTCTATCTCTCCTAATAGAATCGAGTATTGGGTTTACTAGGTCTAGGAATTGTTGTCTAACTATTTCATCATTTTGTTCAAAGATTAACCTTACAGCTACAGCTGAGATTAATTTTCTAGTTTGTAACAACAGTCTTCTAACATTTATTCTATCCAGAGCCGATTCTCTTATCTGAAGAGTTTTATTACCCCAAATTATAGGACCAACATCACTAAATGTCGCGATAGGGTTAATTCTACCAACATATAATGTGTCTCTCTCATCTAATGTTAATTTCTTTCTAGCTTTTATTGCGTTTACAACACCTCTAGTATAACCAGCTGAAGCAAACCATGGAAATGCTATATTGTCAGTCAAAGCGATATTTCTCATAACATCAGCTGTTGGTGGTATCCAGATTTGTTTATTATTTGCTGCGTCTCTAACTTGTACCCAAGGATAGTATGTAGCTGTATAGTTAGAATCTATCATTGAGTCCTCAACATTATCTACAGCGCTGTCTGGCCCAATCATATTGGTTTGGTCAGTTGTATTTGGTACAAACATATTGTAGTCTGGTGTAGTTACAACATATAAGGAATCTGCTCTATCTGTCTCTACCATATCTATAGCCTCATTCACCAACCCTAAATTATCAACATAGTCTAAACCAGGTGTTGTAAATACATTAATATCTATATCTTCTGGGTTACTAAAATTATTAATACCTCTAAGGTACGCAAAATAATCTGTGTTAGCTTCACTAGTACTAATCTTCTTAAAAGTACCAGCTCCTGATGCCGTTGGGAATTCTGTGCTTGTACATGCTCCGGCTAAGAACCCTGATAGACCCATTCTATAGTCATCAGTGTTAGACCTTGTTTTCCTATAAATGTCCCACCCATCAAACCCACCGTAAGGTGCTACAGTAAATTTACGAGACCTTAATGATTTGTAAGCTTCCCCACTAAGTGTTGGTTCATGATTAAATTGGGATACACCACAATCAAATATTTGTTGTCCGTTTAAAGAGGTTGCCGACCAATCTGTATATGAACCACTACCACCTACAACTACAGTAGCTCCGGAATCCATATGGAATCCTTTTGTGATTACACTCCAATCACCACCTACAACTCCCGTACATATTGTTGGTGGGATAGCTCCCTTATAGTCAAAGAAGTCTGTGTCGTAACCAGCTCCAATACTATCAGAAATACCTAAATATACTTTAGACACCTTATCACCACCACTTATTGTACGATTATTTGCTGCTCCAGAACCAAATGGTGGGTCAAAAACCACATCACCTGGTTTATAATATTTTGTTTTATAGATAGGGAAAGGACTACGTGCACATTCAGCGTATGGTCTGAATCGATACCCTTCAAATCCAGCTGGCAATGACCCGGTAAAGACACCGTCCATTACACCGTCTGCTAGGAATAACATAATAAATTTAGATTTTAATTCAAACTCACCAGTTGATGTACCTATTTTCCTACCAACAAAGGATACTAGTTGTGGGTTTAAACTACATCTTGTATATTTCTCTAGAACATTAGGGTTTGCGTCTGTATCCCAGAAGTCTCTTACCAGTATGTCAAACTCCCCCCTTTCAAAAGATAAGTTTATTATTGATACCTTAATCTCTCTATTTGCTGAATTTCCGTCAGAAATAGAGATACACTTAAATAACCTATATACATCACTACCTTGTAACTCAGAAACTATATATGGTGTTTCTGGTGTTGCCCATTCCCTCATGTTCCAAGCTATGGTGTTGGTGTTGGTAACTTCTCTTGCTGAAGGTAAGTATGTAAGACAACACTGTAGTCCTCTTACCTTACCTTTTTTCCAAATATTAGTTAGTAGGTTAGGGTACGTTTCCTCAACAAATAAAGGTACCTCTTCACGTTTCTTATCAAATGGACTTCTACCGAATACTCTAGATACATAATCTTGTGAAGTGTTATCCATAGATGTTTTAAACGTATATACCGTACCATTATTAGTATTAGCACTAATACCAAAAGATGCGAATGGGTTTTCCAACACCTTATAATAGTTTCCAGTACAATCAAAAGCCACTGTATTTGCACTTATATCATAGTTTGGACCTCCACTAGCTTTACTACTCAATCCCCTAGACCTTAATGTTAGGACAACTAATCCGTCATAATCTGGTATTGCGGAAACACCAGACCATGTAACATAGTCAATTGCGACACTACCTGAATAAATAAGAGTTCCCCCACTTGAGGTTCCTGTTACTTCTGTAATCACACCTGATGTTCCATTGTATAGTTGGAAACTTGCTCCACTGTATGTGGTTCCGGTACAACAATCAGTGTTAATAGCGTCAAATAAACCATAGTACCAAGCATCATTAAGGTAGTTATCTTGTGGGTTTGATAAAGCGTCTTCACAAACACTACCTAATTGGTTATAAACTACTGTTGACCCCGTACCCGATACTGGGTAAGCAAAAGTCGTTGCTGTTGCTATTTCTGTCATCCCTGGTGTTACACACCCAAATTGATATATTGTCCCATCATACCAAGCTGTAGGTGCTGGGGAGATACCACTCAAGTTTGGAAACCCTGACTCTCCAGAATAAACTATACTAGCTTGAAACCAAGCTAAGAACATATCATTTAGTGTTGTTGTATTTCCATTATTTAGTGTTACTATTTCGTAATTAAAATGTGTAGCAAGTGCTGCTGGTAAAGTACTAAAAAAGTCTACAGGATTAAGTGTGTTATCATTAGTAAAAGCTGAGGTCCCTACTGTCCCACCCGCACCAGTCATTGGTATAAAGAATGGTAGGACTGTAGTCCCACTAGTTATAGCTGATGTAACACCAGTACCTGTAAAACTAACAGGGTCTAAAGCACCAAAAGTTTTAACAGACCAAGATGGTCCAGCATCATAACCACTAATACCCAATACTCTCGACACAAATAGTTGGTTGGATTGACTAAGGTATTCTTTCGCTATATACCCTGTTTCATACTTTGGGATTTGTGAGTCAACATATGTTACTGGTGACGTTCCCCCAAATCTTGTAACGTAATCATCCCATGATTGGATGTATATAGGTTCAAATGCTGGGCCTTTTAGGGTTTCTCCCACCACACCTAATGTAGTAACACCGACACTTTGTGCTACAAACGTTAAATCTTTCTCAGAGGTATATACCCCTGGAGAAACAAATACTCTATTACCTTCTGCCATATTATATTATTTTTAATTGGTTATTATTCTTTTATTCTACTATAAATATAACGGGTGAAACCAAAAGTTTTAACAATAAAAGGGTTATTTAGGTGTTAGTGTGTAATTTTTCATACTTTTTTCACACTATATCCTACTTATATTAATAATACCCTTATAAATGTCCTTACAAGATAAAAAAAACAAAATAAAAAATTTAAAGATAAGTTCAGTAACTCACTCTTTACTAAAAATATATTGTAATAAGCATGGACTTAAGATGTTTGCTTTTGTAGAACGTTTAATTTTGGATAAGTGTTCTAAGAAAAAAGATATTTATGGTGAGTAGTTATTAGACTAAGGTCTCTTCTATTGTTACGGTGGACTCTTGTGAGGGTATCAGTTTAACTATTTGAATTAGTAATGTATCTCCTGGATTAACCTGTACATTTGTGGTTATTTGTATCCCATTCACAAAAAACTTCTCTGAATCTATTATTACATTGTTAGTTCTAATCAAACTAATATTTGCGTTATATTTGTAATTTATAGTAAATGTATTAGCGGACCCTACAAAACTCAATTTAGTTTTTACTCTATCCTTATTGTTTTTACCTAACGTTTTGGGGTCACCCTTTCTATCTTTCTCATCAAAACCAAACATTACTAAACTTCTAGTGATAGCTGGTTTAACTTCAAACTCTTCCTCATCTAGTAAAAAACCTTGTAGTTGGAATTGATAATTTTGTTGGTAGTATCTCCTTTCCTCCGTATCAATTTGACTTTCGTCACCTATTGATTGCATAACTATGGGGATGTAGTGACCTTTTAAAAAGGTATATGCTTGCCTTGATGTAAATTTTTGTAGTATGACTTTATTAAAATTATTTAGCTCTCTCATCCTATTACAAATTATTTTTACATCATATATAATATCTACCGGTACTGGTTGTGGTATAGTGTATATGTCATACCCCTTTCTATTGCCGTCCCAAGTAGGTACCTTTGCGTAATGAAATTGTTTTCTATCTGGAATGGTATATTGTAAAGCTGGATTAGTTCCGTATTGTACGTCAGGTTGTCTAACAACTACAATAAAAGGTAGTTCTACATTCTTATCTTGATTTGCAAATTTCCATGTTTGTGAAAATTCAGCCCATCTTTGTAGTGTTAATATCCTATCTATCACATTAACTTTCTTACCAGATGTTACTGTCTTTAGTTGTTTTTCTACAAAATCTAACATACCCCTATCTAAATCAGCGTGTAAAATAGATTTAGGTAAATATGTACCATCATCCGTAATTAAATCTGTTAACTCCGCTCTTCTGTTCGGTGTGGTAATACCATCATACCCACTAGGGTAATGACCCTGTACTGGCCCTGGAGCTATATTTAGTGTTTTTTTTATTTTTTTAGGTATCGCCATTATATTCCTTTAAATTCATTTTCACTAACCCATGAACATACTATTGTTCTGTAGAAAGCTTTATAACCACCTATAGTGTGTTTTATGTCGGAAGTTACCCTTCCATCATTTGCTACAACATAATACCTCATTGTTGTTTCGTTTTCTGGGTAACCAATATAATCCCCATAATTTATATCAATGTTTAATTCTTGTAAATGTTTATTGTATATACCTAAAGTCATGTTTCCTGGTTCCATCTGATTAACTAAACCACCACCATAACTTTTATTATTTGGGGCGTCTATTTTTACATAAGCGTTAAACTCTACTGGTTGTTTATACCTAATTTCTTCTACACCCGATTCACCATAAACGTCGTCAACATCCGACAATTTTTTATCAACACGAAACAACACCATTGTAAAATGCATATCACCATGTAACCATTCCATACCAACATCCTGTTCTAGAGAAAAATCCTCAGCACTGAAAAATTTGGATATTCGTGTGATTGGTATTTTTTTATTTGACATATGGGTTTCCTTTTATTATAAATACCATTTGTCTTCCTTTATTCTTTTTATTATATTTCCTTATGGAAAATTTTCCTACAGAAATTAAAGCTAAGAATCTATTAACTGATTATGATGGGGCCAATAACTATATTATAGGTCTCAAAAACACTATGCTTAATAGTGGTGGTTCTAACCTAAATAGGTCCCAAGTAGAGTACATCAATAAAAATAGTAATGAAAAACCTAAGGTTGTAAGATTGTGGATGGAAATAGATGATTACCTATCTAAAGAACTTATGGCTACTAAATTCCTAAAGTCAGCACCTAAATCTATCTGGATAGAAAAACTTTTAACTGAAACAGATAAAGCTTACCATGTTTGGGGTAAGGTGGTGGATTCTCACCCTCTTAATTCTTTCTGGGTCCCAAAAAGTCAAATTGTGCCTAGAGAAAGTCCTGATTTAGATGTTGATTTCACGGTTTTTTCACATCGACCACCTTTCGAACACCAAAAGAAAGCTATAATTAAATTAGTATCTAATAAGAAATATATACTAGCCGATGATATGGGTTTAGGTAAAACCAGTTCCGCTATCATGGCTACCATAAACCTAAAATTAAAAAAAGTGTTAATAATATGCCCAGCGTCCTTAAAAGTTAATTGGAAAAGAGAAATAGAAAATTATAGTGATGGGAAGGTGGGTATTGTGGAGGGTAAGAAATGGGAAGATGGAAAATACGTTATTATAAATTATGATATATTAAAAAATTTCCATTCATTACCTAAGGACTCAGATAAAAAAACTCAAATATTAGATTCTCAGTTTGACTTGGTCATAATAGACGAGGCTCATTATATCTCCAACGGTAAAGCACAAAGAACTAAATTAGTTAATAATATTACAAGTAAAATAGAAAGATTGTGGTTGTTATCTGGTACCCCTATGACTTCTAGACCTATGAATTATTATAATTTACTGAAACTGGTTGGTTCTAGGGTTGCTAACAATTGGATTAACTATGTTAGACGGTACTGTGATGGTAAGCAAATTTTTAGGGGGTATAGGAAAATCTGGTTAACTTTTGGTGCTACTAACTTGGAGGAACTTCGGGATAAGACTAACGATAAGGTATTAAGACGACTAAAAGAGGATGTACTAGACTTACCAGATAAAATAATCACCCCGATTCATATGGAACTGAAATCCAAACCATATGAAGATGAGATGGGGGAGTATCTTGATTGGCAAAGACAACATAGGGGTAGTGGTTTATCGATACAACTAGCCAAACTAATGAAGGTTAGACAGATAATTGCTTTAGAAAAAGTTAAAGAAACTATACAACTAATAGACCAATGTCTACAACAAGATAAAAAAGTCATTGTTTTTACAAACTTCACACAACCATTAATGACTTTATATGAGAAATATAAAAAAGAATCCGTAATACTTAATGGTGGTATGAAAAAAGAAGACCGACAAGAAAGTGTAGACCGATTTCAAAATGATGATAAGGTAAAAGTTTTTATAGGTAATGTAAAAGCAGCCGGGGTGGGTATAACCTTAACCGCAGCCGAAGTGGTAATATTTAACGACTTATCATTTGTGCCTTCCGATATGTCCCAATGTGAGGACCGAGCATTTAGAATAGGACAAGATAAAAAAGTGTCCTGTATATACCCAATTTATGACAATACTATAGAAAGAACAATCTACGAATTAGTTAACAAAAAGAAATCCGTTATCGATACTGTTATGGGTGATAATATAAATGAAGAAGATATTTTAGGTGAAATACTTAATGGTTTGTAGAAACCTACTTTTACTTATATTTATAATAAACAATTGTTATGAATAAAAAAGAATTTACAAAAAAACAACTTAAAAAACAGTTAACTAGTTTAACCGAGGGTTCTCTTCAGATGAAGGACCATTTAAAAACGGCGTATAACGCTATGAAAAGTTTAGATAAGGTATCTACTGGACAAACAATTAAAAATGAAAAGGGGGATAATGTAACCGTAACCCCAAGTGATAACAAAAAAATCCTTGCAGCAATGAGAAAAGTAGAAGATTTATATAGAGATATTATTGGTGGAGAGATAAAAGATAA